TCATCAGCAACATTAATTTCCAAAACTGGCGCTCCCAGTTTTCTTTTACAGTAATCTATTAGTTCTTGTCTAGTAGATGGTTGCGCCATTTATCTACACTCTTTAAGAATATTTATGGTTTGGATGTAATAAGTTGTGCAACAACTTCTTGTTGCTTCAAATACAATTTATAATAACATTTAGCTATGTTTTTTACATCATCTAAATTATCAATATTATCAATTTCAGTTGCAACTTTGAAGTATTCAAAACTTTTACTCAAATTTTCTAGTTCTATTTTATCTGGATCCATCAATCAAACTCCTAAGTAACGATTTAATTTCATCTAAGTCATTTTTTATGTTAGTCACATCAGATTCCAAACTTTCTAATTTTTGGTCTTCCTCATTTTTCATATTTCTTCTTGAGACATATTGTTGATATTCTGACATATTTGTATTAATAATAGAATTAGTATGTGGATCTCTGAGGAAACTACTATGACCTTCGACTTTTAAATAATCCATTTCAATTATGCAAGCGCAATTACTCTTAGATTTCTAACTCTTGGTGGATAAACTTGATTGGTTGATGTAAGAACCAATTTAATTCTGTAGAATCTGAATGCTGGTAATTGATCGGCAGTAAAACTATATTCTCTAAAATCAATATTATTAGATTCAAATCCAAAAGAAAGTGATGGTCTAACAAATACGTCGGGAAGTCCATCACTCTTCTCAAAATTTATAATTTGTTTTTTGACATCAAGATTATTATATCCAGGATAAGGAGTAAAGATAGGCATAAAGTTTTGATTTTCACCGATTGCATAAAATGCTCTAATGTCACAATAGTTATTAATGTGGGCATCTAATAAAATCTTAATAGAAGTAGCTGGATTTTCTAAACCAATTTCCTTAGAAATATACTGGAATGATGATGGGTCAGTTCCAATTGTGTTTACTCTATTATCAGTTGCATAATTAATGATTGCTTTATTAACTCTATTTGAAGTTAATAGAGCACTTACTCTTTGCGTATCGATAACAGGACTTACTCTAGAATCAACCGAATTTAAGAATAGTCTTAAATTCATAGATTTTTTGCCCATCAATGATCCTAATTTAGCATCTTCATTTACTTTAGATGCAATGATTTTTGGATTTGTAAAATAGTTAGTCTTATTTATTGTAACAGGCTCAAATCCACTATCAACAAAAGCAATTTCATTACCACTGATACTTGATCCAGTAATTGTCCTCACCTCTGCATTAATTGAAGTTCCTTGTACGGTAATATTTTGTACTGAAGGAGTCATAAGTTCGAATGGTATATTTTGAGTTGCTTTTATGTTAACTCCACCAGCAGATTTAGTTTGATTTAGATACAATTTGGGGAAACTTGATCCGTCAGTTCTATCAATTCCATTTAAATCCATTTGAATCTTAATATTATAAGAATCAAATGATATTGGATCAGAAACACTGACATTTCCGAGATAGTGTGTTGCGTTAATTCTCTTTAAAGATACACCTCCCAATTCATACTTATAAACAGGAGTTCCTGTTGGGTAAGGTATAACACATTGAAGTAAAAGATTATTTGTAAATACTGGATCTAGATATCCCAAATCAGTTACGTTATTAAGCACCCCTGTTCCTACAGATGTGTATTCAAATAGTCTATTTCCAACTAAAGCATAACCGGGATTTGTTGTTCCAACTCCAACTCCTTCAAATGTTGAGAAATTTGAAGTGTCTTCTACATTTATAGTGGTCCCAGTTAAAAATTGGGCAGTTAGTTTAGTTGGAGGTATGTCAGATTCTGCACCAGAAATTCTCACATAATTGTCATCAAAGTACATTCCGTGATTTTTATGATTTACTAGAATATGTAAACCATCACTGTCTACATTAATATCAGAAATTTGTACATTTCCGCCAGATGAAGAATTTAAAGTTGTTGTTAATCCGGAGTTGTTAATATACTGAACCGTTTTTCCTGTTCCAGCAATTGAAAAGTCGCCTTGTACGTTATCAAGAATTAGTTCATTTGTACTTGCAATAGAAACAAGAGAGAATAATGCATCTCTACCTACAGGAGATGAACCTAAAGTGGAAATGCCAAGAACGTCACCAACTTGATATCCATTTCCCGATACAGAAACTGTGGCTGCTATTGCAACTCCATTTGAAATTGTAATATTTGCTTTTGCATTTCTACCATTTCCTGTAACTGTCACCAAATTGACATCACTAAAAATTAAACTTCCTGAAGATGGAGTATATCCTATTCCAGCGTTAATAATTCCAAGTGTTCCTGTGGCAATTCCTGCATTTCCTACATAGTTAGCAGTAGCATTAGTTCCTTGTTGGAGAATAGTATTTCCCAAAGTCAAATTATTATCATTTACTGCACTCGATAATCCGATTCTAACTATTCTAGAATTGAGGTTAAGTGAATTTGGTAATAACGTTGGAACCTGGGAATTTCCTGGTGTTAATTCTGGACTATAGAATTCTACACTACCAGAACTTAAGAAACTTGCTCTATAAAGTGTGAATTTTAAATCTTCCCACTGACTTGGTTCCCACGTTGATGCGTTTTGTGATTTAAATAGTGAACCAAGATAAGGTTGATTTACATATGATTGCGTAATAATGTCAACTTCTCCAGATCTGGAAATAAAGACATTATATTTGTTTGAGTTTGATCCGACAACAATTGCATACTCCTTTCCACCTTCTAAGTAAACTGGTGACTTAAATATGAATGAAGTTGCTACTGTACCATCATTTGAAATATTAATTTGATTTGGATTGAGTGCAATTTCGGAGAATGGAAGAACGGTTTGTGTTGGGTATCCACCCTGCATTGTTCTTATTTGGAATAGAACAGGAACATCTGCATCATCTTTTGTCTTAAAGAAGATATCACATTTTGTGAGGAAAATGCCACTCTCTTCTTGAACTAAGAATGATTGTGCAAGAGGATCCCACCAAGGACATCTATACCAGTTAGTTGTTTTTGAAACAACATCGCTACTTACCAATTGTGCCCCAGTAGTTCTGGTAACGCTTTCTTGTTGAAGTTCTGGTTTTTGTTCGATTCTAGCATTTCTGGTAGAAATGATATTTTCTTGAACTGTCTCAATAGTTCCGCTCGAAACAAATTTTTCTTCAGCAACTGTAGAAGCGAGATTTTTATCATTGATTGTACTGTTTATCAATGTAAAAATCTTTGATCCACTTTCAAATCTTGGATTGACTGATATATTTGGGTTTGGAATATAGAAACTACCAATCAATGAAGCATAGACATCAGAAATTAATCTGACATTAGTTATAGTTGCTTGAGCACCGCTAGTTTTTCCAACCAAAGTCATTCCTGATTGAACCCATCCACTAAATTCTCCTTGATACTGAGTGCATAAAGAAAATGTATCTACATTCAAAACAGTGCTTGTTGAAGAATATGTTGCAGATAAGGTTTGACTTGTATATGGATTTAATGGATATGTTGATGATGGAACATTATATGGTCCTTCTTTGTGATTTGATTGAGCAACTCTAAATGTAATTCTTGGTTCACTTTCATCGATTACAGTTACATTTAAACCTGTTTTTTGAATTGTGCCAATAACAGTTTCTCCAACTTCAAATACACCAGAAATCATACTAATTTCTAGTAATTTGGGAACACAATACTTGGTTACATCTACACCATCAAAAAATGCATAAATTTGAGTTAAAGGTTTTACATTTTTAGCAACAAATTGAACATTTCTAGATCTCAAGTATTGAACTAAATCTCTACTTATAACTTTGTCTCCAATCGATTGACTATCAAACTGTTCAGAAACAAAAGTTGTAGTGCCAGTTCTCGATTGAACGCCAGTTTCTTTTACCTCTTGATAGGTGTCTTGAGTTACTGTAGTGGTTACTCCTCTACTTACTCCATAATACCCATAATATCCCCAGTATCCATAACCATAAGGCCATCCCCACCACCAATTTCCGTGATTTTTATAGTTATATGATTTATCTTTTGTAACTTGAACGGTTTCTATAACCTCTTTGCCTGTCCAGTTGGTTTCCCAAGATCCCCATACAGTGGGTGCATATCCAGTTTGTGGATCTACATTGAATTGTTGTTGAGCAAGAGCCATTGTTTGGGCATAATTACCCTCAACGTTAATAACTTTTGCATCCAATCTTACAGTATCAACCCAAGTATCTGTTGCTGGAGTAAGTTCTACAGTTCCTTGCCAGAAACTAATAACGAATGGGGTTACATTTTCGGTTCTAGTTGCAAAAGACTGTTTTAACCATTCAACTTCTGCATAATCAAGAGTGATTAAATCACCAGTTTTTCTTATATTATTTCCTTCTGGTGGTTCAAAAGCAATGTCTACTGAAGGATTTATACCTTGTACTGGACCTTGAATCAAATCAATAGTTGTAGTATAATGTTTTGGTCTTAATTCTTTATTTTTGGGATCAATACTATTTTCAAATGGAATTCCACTTTCTTGAGAATTTAGTGAACTAAAGTTATCAACAAAGAATCCAGATTTAAATCTATCTAATCCACTAGAATCTGGAACAAACAAGTTTGCGGTGCTGGATTCAAGAGAAGATAATGCAGTATAATACTCAAGATTTTTAATCCTATTTTCAAGTTGCTTAATATCAACCATTCTATATCTCTTGTGCTCAAGGAATTGAACAGAAGCTTGAGAAATATCAAAAAGGTATGGTGGTAATGTTACTGTTGCAATTTCTAATGCATCTTCAACATTGATTGGTTTTTCCGGTTTTTCGGAAGGAACTCCATACTTGACTTGGAATGTTCCGTCTTTACGTACATAAACTCTATCAATTCTTCCAAGATAATATGAAAAAGTGGTGATAATAGATTCATCGGAAGCCAAAATATTTGCTGCAGAATTTCCTGATCCATCAAATTTTCTTCCATTAAACTCAAGTGGAGATGGTGAATTTTCTGCCAAAATATAAGGAGAAACTCTTGGTCTAATATCAATTACATCAGAGTTTCTTACTGAGTTTACAACTTGAATATCTTTTTTATAATCAAAACCACGATAAGATTCTACAGTTGTAACGTCACCATTATCTGAATTTTGATAATATCCACTTGCAAAATATACTTTTAGTTTTTTTGTTGGTTCTTGTGATGTTGATAGACGATTAATTGTTCCATACCCATAAAAAGATCCTTTTTGTCCATTATCAAACTTGAAGTTTGATGAAATGTTTGAACTTGATGAATCTATGGTTGTAATAACTGCGGAAATATTTGATTCGGAGAAAGTAATTGTTTCTCCCTCTTTAAATGTACTTTCATTTAAAGGGATAAATGAAATTTGAGAGTCGGTCAATCTCTCTGCATATATTCCAATTGCGCCACTTAATTGACCAACAAACTGTTCTCCAATGACTAAATCGCTGGTCTTAGTTGTTGGTCCGTTTATTGAGGAAAGTATAAGAGTTGGAGCTGATGGGTTAGAGGTTGTTTTTGATTCATAAACTCCATAAACATTAATAACATCAGGAATATTAAGTGAGATATTTTCGTCTTGAACTCTTGTTCCGTATGGATAATTTCCATATGTAAGTCCATCATTTAAAGTGCTTGCACCAATTCCGGACGCTACATACTTAGATTTGTCAATAATTATAGAATTAATTCTATTTTTTAATTTAATTTTTGATTTTGGTTTAATCTTTCTTAAAGTTGCAACAAGTGTGGCATTATCATTTGTTCCTAAGTTATAAATTTGAATTTGAGTTGATCCCCCAATAAAATCAAACTTATCGGAAGTAAGAACTTCAGTACTTCCATCAGATCTCATTAGTGTATATCTTTCTTCATCAAATGGTAAGAAAGTTTCATTTTCTCCCGCAGTGACGGGAGTTGATAACTGATTACCTGAAATAGTTACATTAAAAGTTTTTCTAATTGTTAAAGAAGCATCTGTTAAATCAACGGAAGATATATTTGGTCTAGGTAAAATCGTATATAAAGTATCATCTGTTGAACTTGCTAATTTAGTTCCTAAAACTTTTAAATCAGTAACACTCAAAACTGATGTTGATAATCCTCCTTGGATAATGCCAGTTACAGTAGTAACACCAGAAATTGAAATAGTTGTTTTTCCTACACTCACTACACTTGCATATACTGGTAATGATGAAGAACCATTACTAAATTTAACAAGATTTCCGACTTTAACTATTTTTCCGGGAAAATTTTCATTTGTGCTAGTAATTGTACTAATACCACCACTTGAAGCACTAATAGTAGCAATTCCAACATTAAAAACATCTGACTGTATAGTATCTGCATTAAAAGTTTTTGCAGCACCTACAATTCCATAAACAGATTTAACATCCGACATTCCATACGAAGTAATTGCTATTGCAACTCTATTATTGTTGACGCCATCAATAATAAATGATTCATTTGAAATAAATTCCCCATTCTTTTGATATAGAACAATTGATGTACTATTGGTTACTGAATTTTTTAAGAAAGCAGTTGCGCCACTGTTCTTTCCTTTAATAAAGGTAGGAACCTGGAGTGTGATAGGTTCATTTAAAGTGACTTCAGTGATTGTTTGAACATCATATAAAGAAATATTCCATTGATTTAAATTAGGGTTTGTTGTATCATAAGAACCAGATTCTAATCTAAAATCATATACTCTTGCGAGACCAATTTCTTTTCCTGCAGGTGTTGTTGATACTACACCAACTCTTGAATCTCTTAAACTTAAAACATAAGTATTTCCTATTCCAATAACAGGAGTTCCAAAGACTCTGTTTAGTGATAGTGTTGAACCTGTGTTATAATTTATTGAAAGATCATTTAGAGTTGCAGTGGTTCTTGGTTTTTCGGAGTCTAATAAAACGGGAGAAACAGTTTCTACTTCATATCCTCTTACAAATGCTTTACCTGGAGAAATTTGATAAATGGAAAGGTTTTCTGATGGAGTAGAACCACCATATGTAAATTGCCCTTCATTAAATATTCCTTTATTTCCTAGTCCATCATTTAAAGACTCTTTAATACTTAAATCAAAAGGCGTTACATAATAGTCACCCGATTCTGCATATGTTCTTCTTGCTAACTCGTCTTGAATTAAATTATAATCTTTTGAAGTTCTAACTGTTTTAATTACTCCATTTTGAATAGTGGCTAATTCTATAAAATTATTATCATTAAAATCTGTTAGATCTTTTTTAAATAGTGAAACAGAAATTTTTAATCTGTCAGCGCCTGGAGCAGCATAATTATTAAATCCTTGAGAATTATCATTTAATTGCTCATCAATATCAGAATTAATAATTTCCTCATTAACAAATAGTCCAACTCTATAACTTGGACTATTTGAATATTGATCTAAAATAAGAGTTTCGGTATTTACTGTTACAAAATATCCTCTTATAAAATAAATGCCTTCAGTAATTGAAAATGCAGAACCAATTGAAGTTGCGTTGCTTGCAATCGTAATACCAAATGGAGTTCCTGCAGAAATTGATGTATTTCCTAACAATCCAGATGTGATGGTAATATTTGAAGAGAGACTTTCACCATCTAAAAATTGAACTGTTGAATTATTTTGTGTACTAGAACTTAAATAGTTTACATATAAAGTAATATTTCCTCTTTCCGAGTCAGTGGATAATAATACTTTTTCTACTGATGCAGTAATACCTGAAGTTTGCCCAGTAATTTTTGATCCTACAAGTTGCTCAGCATAAGCATCCAGAGGAACACCCAAATAAGTATTATTTAACTCTACTGCATAATAAAATTGATTATACGAAGTATTTCCCGGAATAACCTTTGCACCTTCTTTAAAAAAGTGCTGACCAAATTTTTCAACTTGATTTTGTAAAATAGTTTGTAGAGTGGTCAGTTCTCTTGCTTGAACTGGATATCCAGGTTTAAAAAGAACTTTATGATAGTCATTATTTGCATCAAAATCGTCAAAATATGGCGATACATTGAGGTTTGTTACTTGGGACATAATTCTTTAGAACTGCAAAATGACTTTAATATCTTCTTTTTGGTTTGATGATCTAGTAATTGCTGGTCTATTATCTACATAAATGATGTCTCCAGAATATTTTTTAACTTCTGGATTTGATAGACCATTTACAAAAGACTGACCAAGATAATAGGTCCTACTATTTATTACGGTAGATATGCCCGTAAAAGATGTGCTGATTGATAAAGTAGAACCGGTATTTCCGGTAATAACCAAACTCCCACCCGTCAATAAATTACTTGTGAACTCAATTAGATCAAACCCATATGGTGGATTTGTTGTCGCTATTCCAACAGAAACGCTGCCGGTATTAAATCCCGCAAGAGTTCTATCTTGCCAATACTTAAGAACTCCAGTTGTTTGGTCATAACTAATTACTCTTCCAGAAGCAGTAATTCCTGTTCCGACAGTTTGTGTAATCAATGAATCTGGTGCAAAAGATGCAGAACTATACCCAGCACCAGTCAGTCTTATTGCATATGCTGCACTTGCTTTATCTGTGTTTAATAATTGCACAGATCCAAATTGTTTTGGATTTTTAACTACACCAACTCTTGCAATTTGATTTCCTGTTATAAAATCTGGATTTTGTGAATCATTTTCAATTCTAGAGTAAAGTAAGACATTATATGCACCCAACTCTCTATAAATATCCGCTCCGTGACCTCCCTTTGGGGGAATGATTACGTCAAACGTTGGTCTAATAGATCCAGTTGGAACATTTCCTACAACCAAATCAACGTTACCATAAGTATATCCAGAACCTTGATTTGATACTGTTATTGATTCAACTTGTTGATCATTGTTAACAACAATAGTGCATTCTGCCCCAGTTCCATCTCCCCTAATTGGAACTCTAGTGTAAGTTCTATTTGCAGTTCCTACGCCAACGCCCCTATTAGTAATGGTAACTATTTTAATTGATCCATCAACGGAATTGTTTCTTACTGCAGAATTATCAACACTCGTTTCCCAATCTAATGGGACAGGCATAAAGTTAGTTGATTCAAATTTTACAATATCGCTTGGTTTAATAGTATAAAGATATTTCCAAACATATCCATCTCCACTTGTTCCAGCTGCTCTTGGTTCTAAATCTACAAATGTTGGTTCATCCAGTGATGGTCTTCCTTTTGGATAATCGGGACTGGTTCCATTTTGAAGACAAATATAAACTCTATAATCACTATTCAAAACATAATATGATGAAGAGTATAAACTTGTTGCTCCAGAAACTGGAGCAACTTTAGATCTACTATAATCGTGTCTATAGTAATCATATGTTGTACCTGAAGACCATACTCTTTTTTGAACTACTTGACGAACATCTGAAGAATTTATTTTCTTCAGAGCAATCATTGTATCCCAATAATTATTTTCTTCATCAAAATTGTCTCTTGGTGCTGGTGGAGTTGTGTCCCAATCACTTTGAATACTTGTTGGATTTGGAAGACCGACAAAAGTATAATATGAATTGGCAGAGGTAGTTACTCCGGCAACAAAGTTTTTAGCATTTAATATTCTAATTTGATCAGTTATAATTGCAGCCATTTGTGGAGTTTTTTATCTATTTATTAAAGGTAATTAAAGTATTTTAATGGTGCAGTTCTAGTTACAATTGCTCCAGTTGAAATTCCAGTGTATCCTTCATTTGTATATGCATTATAAGACTCTGGTTTTGTTCTAGATTTGAGTAAAATTCTTCCCCAACTAAAGTCTCCATAATAATTACTATATCCAATTCCACTTAATCCATTGTAACTAGAAACACTGACTGTAACTTTTGCAACATAAGTAACACCTAAACCTATAACAGAAGTTTGTGCAATTGAAACTGAAGCAACTTGATAAACACCATCAAGGAAACTCTTTCCAGATCCAACTACCCCTCCCGATAAGTCAAGAGATGTTACACCATTTCCAACATTCGAATTTGATAATACAAAATAGTAATTGTTTTGTATTCCGCTTATTGAAGTAATTCCGGAAATTATTCCTTCACGAAGAGGTGAATTTTTTGGAATAAAAAAGTCAAATACAATTCCCGTGGATGCGACTCCAACAGAAACTGTAGAAATTCCACTGATTATTCCAAAATCTCCCTCATATGAAATAACTTTATTACTTTCGATGTCAATTGTTGGTGGTTCAATCAACACCATTGGTGGATTTGTCGATGAATAACCAGTGACAACCCCTGTTATGGAAATAGATGTAACAATCCCTGATGATATGGATGAAATCGCAGTGGAAGTTGATGTTCCAATTCCAATAGGACTTTGAATTGTAACTATAGGAGCAGAACTATATCCATATCCGCCATCCAGAACACTAATAGAAGAAATAGTTCCCGCTACAGAGACAATAGCAGTTGCACTAGCAGAAACTTTAGTATCTTGAGAGATTAAAGTAATATTTTTTTGGAACTCTAAAGAGGTATCATTTTCATTTAGTGGATCAAAGAAAGATTTTAGATTTTCAACGTAAATAACAGATGATCCAACACCAACTGGATGAATTATGTAAGTTGTTGGATAAATGCGTGGTTCATAAAATTCTCTGTCCTTACCTACTTCTTTTTCATTAATAATTAAATCTTCAGTCTGCTTACACCAGTTTATTGGTCTTAATAATGTTTCGTCCGCAGTATTTCCTGGACCAAAATATGGGTTAGTTTCAACAGTTTCAATTGATAAAATGTCTACAACTTTTCTTTCATCTTCTAAAAAACTTGGAGATTGACCAACAAAAGAATCATAAGTTAATTGTAGATCATCGCCAATTTTTACCGTATCTATAACATCGCGGAATATGACATCAACATTATCTCCACTTCCTTTGTAAAATATAATCTTACAAGTGTCTTCTGGTTTTGGTGCTTCAGTAAATCTAATTTTGCTACCACCATTAAAAATATATCCTTCGCCAGGAACTTGAAGAATGTCATTTACAAACACTAAAAGTGTGTCTTGAATATTAATTAAAGATCCTTTTTTAGCATAAACCGAAGTTATTGTGCCATCAAGATATAATGTAAAAACAACTCTTCTCCCATCAAAATATCTTTGAATATTGTCAAATACTTTTAATTCTCCAAGTGACCAACCAGAGAATTTGTCTTTATCTACTCTATCAACACTGATTTGGAACTCCTTTAATATAGAATTTGGTGTTGTTGGAATACCAGTTGCTCCTCCTGTAGGAACGGTTAATATATCTCCAACTTTATATCCATAACCAATATTTTTAATTTCAAAATCAATTACACTAGATCCCTGTCCAACAACAATATCTATTGTTGCTTTGGTTCCTATACCAGAAGAGGATGCACTATAAATTAAAGGAATATTAGAGTATGAAAGTGGTGGGTCAATAATCACTTGTGGTGGATTAGAGGAAGTATAACCAACTCCAGGATTTGTTATTGCAATACTTACAATATTTCCATTATTGACTGCTGCAGTTCCAATAAATTCAATATTTGGAGTACCTGTTGAAGATGTTGCGACACCAACTCTTACGGTGACTGTTGCAATTCCACTTAAAGTTTCAATTGAAGATCTATATCCAGAACCACTATTACCAATGCTGATTAAAGAAATAGTTCCGGCAGCAGATACAACTGCTGTTCCACCTGCAGAGACCAAAGGTTGATATCCAAAACCTTTAGTTGATCCAACAGAAACTATTATACCACTAACAGGAAGATTTGATGTATTAATATCAGAAGATTGCGAAGTTGCAGTTCCTACAAATGAAATTGATGTAATTCCAACTGCCTCTGATAGAGTGTAGTTTTTAGTTAGTCCTGGCTCCTGGAATATTTCATTAACCAAAATGACTGCATTTTCATCAGAAATGTTAATTATATTTGAACCATTCGAAGTTAGTGTAAAAGTTTTTTTAGATCCACTAAATTGCGAAGAAATGTCATCAAAAACATAATTTCTGTAGTA